ACAAAAATTAGCAACATCACCAACTACAGCAGGCCCGGGTCTTCCCGTCCATACGCTATTCCAGGCTACTTGCGCTTCAGTACTATTTTCTGGCAGATCGTCTGTGCTATCTCCTACATTAATATACCATTCGCCTGCAGGTCTTTTTGTATTTGTACCTGTAAAAAAGTCTACAGAATAAGATCCTGAACTGCTTTTTTGAACTTGAGCAAGAATTGAATCACTTTCAGGGCGTGGAACTAAAGACTGTTTATAAGCGCTTCTACCAGAAAATCTTTTAGTGAAAGCATTTTTTACAATTAACTTTTTATTTGTTAATACTTCTGCTACTTCTTGATACTCAGAGTTTGCAGACTCTTGCCCTTCAGTGGCATTTCTACTGATTTTAATTAGATCACCTGCAGAATAGTCTGAAGTAAAGCTTGTGCCTACACCGAGCACCTCATTACTTCCTACAGCAGTAGATACTGTTCCAGTAATCTTCGTCAGTCCGTTATTTGATGCACCAACTTCTTTAAAGTAGGTAAAGTTTAGAACATTGCCCGTTGGATCAGTAACTGCAGTGTCTTTGTGAACTTCTACTGCCTTCCAAGGATTGCTAGGCGCCGCACTAGAGTCATAGTACATATATGCTGTTGTACTATTTGCCATACTTGAGAAACTAAGCTCTTGCTGGCTTGTGGTTGCTCCAGTAACAGCAAGCTCTTCTGAGCTTGGAGCAATATAAACATAGTCGGATTCAGTAATTGCAATTTTATTTGAATCATAGTCAAAAGAAATAGATCCTGTAAAATGGCCACCTTTGTCTACTCTTATTACTCTATTAAAAGTTGAGGGAGCAGGGGCAGAGAATACAGGATTAATAGTTCTCCATGCAGACTTTGTGCCTACGTCAGATACCGTTCTGATTCTTATAGTATACTGTCCTGCATCTGCCGAAGGTATTTTTATACTGTTAATACCTGAAGAGGCTGAAATTTGCTCAAATACTGTAGTAGAATCTCCAGAGTTAAAGTTGTGCTCTATTTCATAGTTTGCTAGATATCTATATGCTCGAGTAGAAGAAGTACCATTTGTATCTGTAAATGTTTCAGTAGGAGTTTCCCAGCTTATTAAAGCAGTATAGCCTGTAACACTGTCGTCTACTTCTGAAGCGTAAACAGGAGAAAGCTCTGCAAATAATTTAGCAGGAGCAGGGACTGTTTGTACGGGATTAGAGGTGTTAGAGTATTCAGGAACGTATACTTTTTGTCGTTTTGCAATACTATCATATTTAGGTGTGTAAACTACTGCGCCTTGAATAATAAATTTAGATTCGTCGATCTCTTCCATACCGATAACTCGGTATAGTTTTATTTGTGCATTATTTGTAGGATTATACCCAGTTATACCCCAAATAACTTCAGAGTTCGGAGCAGCAGTAAAGTTACCACTAGTAACAATTGTTGTTTTTCCATCAGATCCTAGGCTACTTGACTGAACATATTGTTTTTCCACGCGAGTATGCTCAGAAAATTGAGTTATAACAGGATTGCCACTTCCATCAACTAAGTTAGCAGCATCTTCTGCTGTAGTGATTGCATTTCCACTATTATCTGTAAGAATCAAACTACCCCGGCTATAAGTTACGCCGTTTAAAGTAACATCCTCGTCTTGATCTAAATAAACTCCTGGATCCGAATATATTAAATGTAGTAAATGACTTTCTCCCGCCTCGAAATCATTTCCAAAAGTTATTTTTCTATCTAACTTTATAGTGTTTGCAGCGGACGCACTACTTACTCTGCCTGAGGCCTGTAGTCCGTCTTTTTTGTTGTCTTGTACATTTACAAAGTCACCCGGACGTATAAATCCGCCATTTATTCCTGTAGTAAATTCTGCGATCTCAGTTTCTTTTGTATCTGTAAGCAGGTGCCACCGAGCGGCTCGTTGTGCTTGAGCCTCTGAAGTACATCCATATGCAACAATATTCTTTGATACTATTCTATCTTGTCGTAAGATATCTTCAGTGTCTTCGAGAGTGACTACAGTTGTTTTATAATCTTCATCTGGATTATTCCATGAAACATTAACTTGATTTACACGAGCTTTTGTTCCCGTGTAAGTGTATTTAAACTCTCCGTTCTCAACATTAGAGTTTGAAAAAGTATATACAGGCTCTTTGTAAACATCTTGAACCGCGGTTAATTCTCCATCAGTCCAATACAGCATTCCTTGAAAAACAGAAGAAAGATCTTTTATAACCTTATATGCTTCTGCTTGTTTTGCAATATAAGTATTACACGCAAAACGAGGTTCTTGACCGCCTTTTCCATCATCAACAAGCTCGTCACAATACCTTGCAATCTTATATAGAGAGTATTTATCTATATCAGATTCTTTTATATACTCTCCTAATCCAATCTCTTTATCTGTTAAAATATCATATAAAATCCAAGCAGGGTTGTTTGTGTATACTTTTTCCCTAAATCTACCGTTCCAAACTTGGTACGAGCCTGTATCTACTCCTGTAGAAGAACTACGAGTATATTTTGCTTGGTTAGATCCTAACTCTTCTCTAGTTAAATAGTTATTTGGAACTTTTACCTTACGTCCTCTAATTAGATAAGATCTTGCCGGAGGAGTTCTAAAGTCTTGTGCAGTAAAACTCGTAACTGCATAAGCCGATAAAGGATAACGTAATTTTTCGTGAAGCCCAGCTTCTACAAATTTTACATTAACTCGCCCTATAAAAGTACCTGAAGCCTCATTATCATGTCTTCCTATATATTCTTCACTACCATGAGGAGTAAGTCGTCGAATACCTATTCTCCAATCAGTAAAAGGTTGATACTTTGACAGATCGACTTTAATATTTTTATAAAAAGGACTTCTACTACTCTTACCTCTCCATATATAGGCAGGCTGTGTTCCGCTCTTAGCAGCAGCCCTTCTTCCGTTTTGAGAGTAATCTTGTTTATTCATCCAGTTTTTATTAGCGCTATTAAACCTTACAGGCCAATCAGGAACATTTTGTACAAAATCATCTCCGCCGTAGTCTGCTCCTACAACTAGATCTCTTTTATAAGAGGTATCTGCTTGATTTTCTTTATATTCTACAAAAATTTGATATTCAAAATAAGCAGAGTGATACTTTCCATCTTTCCCTGAAGCAGCCAATCCAGAAGGAAAATGTAGTTCTATATCTACATAGTCCATTTCAGACTTTACGTTTTGATTGAAATTAAACAAAGAAGGAGTAATAAAATAAGTACTTGCGGTTCCTTGGTCTCCTTTTGTGTTTGATACAGACGAATGAAGTTGAAGTTCTTGATTTGGAGCAACGGTATACGCAGAGGTTGGTACTCCAGGAATATTGTGAACGTTCTGGTATCGACTTCCTCTATAAAAGAAGCTATTTACATTTGAGTAGCTTAGATCTGCTAATCCTGTTGTTGCAGAAGTAGAGTTTCTTGCCGTAAGAACAGGGCTACTTAAAACGCAAGCTCTATTTGTTACGTCTAAAGGAATATTTTCAACCAGAGTTGCGGAAGTTTCTCCATGAATTTTTTGAATTTTTACTACTGCGTCTACTGTGCAAGCGCGACCTGCAGGAATTTGTTTTGGAAGAGGCCTATCTAATAACGCTTCTACTTTATCTCCATTAGAGTCTTCGTTTATTCCTACAATTTGTGCACGAAACTCTGCCCCATCCGGCATACCATTAGGAATTCTTAAAAAGCAAGCAACAGGAAGATTTTCAACTCTTTGTTCGGTTGGACTAACTTGAGGATCTCTTACAACTGAATTGAGCATTCTGGTCAAAAATACATCAGCAGTTGCTTTTACTTTTCTTTCCCCTAGTTGAATAGTGTTTTCTGTAGTAAAAGAAACCCCTGCATTATGTACTAATAAGAGTCGATAGCTATCGTTAGGCGTAACAACATCTTTAAACAAACCTGTTCCGTCTGCTTTTGTAGCTGCTGAAACTGATGATCCTGCTACTGTACAAGTGCCTTGA